CCTCGATGCTCTGGCTGCTGAAGAAGCGCCGATTGAGATTGAGGTTGTTGATCCGGAAGAGTTTCGGATTGGGATTGACGGGGTAGAGATTGAGTTCGAAAAAGCAGAACCCCGCGCCGAAGACTTCGATGCAAACCTCGCCGACTTCATGGGCGAGAATGAATTGCAGGGTCTTGCCTCCGAGTTGATCGGGGAGTATGAGCAGGATCTCTCCAGCCGCAAAGATTGGCTGGATACGTACGTGAAGGGTTTGAAGATTTTGGGCATCCGTTATGAAGATAGAACGGAGCCGTGGCCGGGCGCGTGTGGCGTGTTCCACCCGTTGCTCATGGAGAGCGCGGTCAAGTTCCAGTCTGAAACCATCATGGAGACCTTCCCGGCAGCAGGTCCCGTCAAGACCAAGATCATCGGCAAGGAGACGCCGGAAAAGAAAGACGCCGCCATCCGTGTCGCGGATGACATGAACTACAAGCTCACCGAGGAGATGAAGGAGTATCGGCCTGAGCACGAAAGATTATTATTGAGTTTGGCTTTGGCGGGTAACTCATTTAAGAAAGTCTATTTCGACCCTTCGCTCAACCGTCAGACCGCCGTCTACATCCCGGCTGAAGACATTGTGGTTCCGTACGGAGCGGCAAACTTAGAAACGGCTGAGCGTGTTACGCACCGGATGCGTAAGACCAAGAACGAGGTTAAGAAGCTTCAGTACGCTGGGTTCTATCGAGACATTGATCTTGGTGATCCGATCCGTGTCATGGACGAGGTTGAGAAGCAGAAGGCCGAAGATCAAGGCTTTAGTGCCTCGATGGATGATCGGTTCCAGTTGCTTGAGATGCATGTGAATTTAGATCTGGCGGATTACCCAGATGTCGATGAGGACAACAACGAGACCGGTATAGCGTTGCCTTACGTGGTGACGATTGAGAAGGGGACGGGGACGGTTCTAGCCATTCGCAGGAACTGGAAAGAAGATGACAAACTCAAAGCCAAGCGACAGCACTTTGTTCATTATGGTTACATCCCCGGGTTCGGGTTCTACTACTTTGGTCTCATCCACCTTATCGGCGGACACTCTAAGGCAGCTACATCACTTCTTCGCCAGCTTGTCGACGCAGGAACACTCAGCAACCTTCCGGGTGGTCTCAAGTCACGCGGGCTTAGAATTAAGGGAGACGATACGCCTATTGCTCCGGGAGAATTCCGCGACGTAGACGTACCAAGCGGTGCCATCCGCGACAACATCCTGCCCCTACCCTACAAGGAACCCTCGCAGACGCTCTCTGCGCTGATGGACCGGATAGTGGAGGAAGGCCGTCGCTTCGCCGCCGTCTCTGATTTGAAGATCAGTGATATGTCCTCGCAGGCTCCGGTTGGCACGACGCTGGCGGTCTTGGAGAGAGTATTAAAGGTGATGTCGGCTGTTCAGGCCCGCATCTATTACGCGATGAAGCAGGAGTTCAAGCTCCTCGCAGGGATCATCCGAGACTATACGCCAGAGGAGTATAGCTACGAGCCGGAAGTTGGAACTCGTAAAGCCAAGAAGGCTGATTATGATGACGTGGATGTCATCCCGGTATCGGACCCGAACGCGGCCACGATGTCGCAGAAGGTTGTTCAATATCAGGCGGTTCTTCAACTCAGTCAAACCGCGCCACAACTCTATGACCTCCCATATCTGCATCGGCAGATGATTGAAACTTTGGGCGTGAAGAATGCGGAGAAGATTGTCCCGAGCGTAGATGACTTGAAGCCCATCGACCCGATCAGCGAGAACATGGGTTTCCTCACAGGCAAGCCGACCAAGGCGTTCATGTATCAAGATCACGACGCCCACCTCCAAGCTCACCTGTCATTCCTCCAAGACCCGATGATTATGCAGACTGTGGGTCAAAATCCGCAGGCTCAGTCGATCATGGGCGCAGTCATGGCTCACGTCATGGAGCACACGGCGTTCAAATATCGTCGTGAGATTGAGAAACAACTCGGTGCTGCACTGCCAGCGCCACCGAGCGCGGAAGATCCCGATACTTACTTGCCTCCGCAGATCGAGGTCCAGCTCTCGCAGTTGGCAGCGGCAGCGGCGGCACAACTCCTCCAGAAGGACGTGGCAGAGGCTCAGGCCCAGCAGGCGGCACAGCAGGCTCAAGACCCGCTCGTGCAGATGCAGATGATGGACCTGCAGATCAAGCAGATGGAGGCCGAGACCAAGAAGATGAAGGCCGAAATGGAGATGCAGATCCAAGTCGCGGAGCAGCAGAGAAGGTCACAAAAAGATCTCATCGACGCTGCGGCCAAGGAAGACGACCTGCGTCTGCGTCAGGCAGAGATCGCGTCTCGCACCGAGTTGGAGTCAGCACGTCTTGGCGTCGATATCCAGAAACATCGTGCCGAGATGGAGGCGTCCCAGCTTACTGAGGGAGCCAAGATGGGTCTTGAGATTGCCCGCAGCCGTGATGAGCGGGAGCGGCAGGAGAGAGCAGTTCAGAAACCACAGGAGTAATACATGCGTTATGGCAACGCTCTGGAATACCTTGAGTCAAGACTTAGGGAAGAGCGCATCGTGATCGTAGACAGCCTGATTCAAGGCAAGCTTGATGAAGGTGAGTACAAAAGATTGTGTGGGGCGTTACAGGGTCTCGACCTCGCAGTGAATCACATCAAAGACCTTGCAAAGAGGATGGAACAAGCCGATGAGTAGTATTGATATTGAGAAGACTCAGGAAGAAGCCGCCAAGGCCAAACTCCTGCCAGAACCCAAGGGCTACCGAATGCTGTGTGCGGTTCCGCACGTAGAAGAAGAGTTCGAGGGGGGAATTATTAAGGCTGACGACACCAAACGAACGGAAGAACTGACCACGGTCGTGCTCTTCGTCGTGAAGATGGGAGACCTTTGTTACAAGGACAAGGACCGGTTCCCCACTGGCCCGTGGTGCAAGGAAGGAGATTTCATCCTGACTCGCCCTTACGCAGGTACCCGAGTTGTCATCCACGGACGCGAGTTCCGCATCATTAACGACGATACGGTAGAAGCGGTGGTTCAAGACCCCCGTGGAATCCGCAGAGCTTGAGGTATTAAATCATGACTGATCGTGACGAATTTAAGTTCCCGGATGAGGTCGAAAAGACCGAGAATTCCGTGAGAGCAGAGGCCGAGGACAGTATTGAAGTCCAGATTGAGGACGATACTCCTGCCCAAGATCGCGACCCGGTTACCGGGAAAATGCGCGAACCCATGCCGAAACAGATTGTCGAGGAGTTGGAAAACGACACCCTTGATGAGTATTCGGAGAAGGTAAAACAGCGACTTTCGCAGATGAAAAAGGTCTGGCACGACGAGCGCCGGGCTAAGGAAGCAGCCATCCGAGAGCGTGAAGAGGCTCTCAAGTTTGCCCAGTTGCGGGACGAAGAGGTCCGGCAGTTGCGCCAGCGGGTGGGAAATAGCGAAAAGGCGTTGATTGCCGAGGCAGTTAAGGCCACGAATAACCAGCTTGCGATTTCTAAAGATAAGTTCCGTCAGGCTTACGAATCGGGCGATCCGGACAAGATCACCGAAGCCCAGCAGGAAATGACCGCCGCGACCATGCGGCTGAGAGAATTAGAACGCTACAAGCCGCAATCTTTACAAAAAGAGGATTCGGGTGTAGAAAATAACCGACAGACACAAGCGCCCCCGCGCTCTGCGCCACAAGTAGACACCAAAGCGGATACTTGGAGACAGCAGAATCCGTGGTTCGGGCCGAACAAAGGTATGACCGCCTTTGCGCTTGGGCTGCATGAAGAATTGGTCAACGATGAAGGTCTTGATCCTAGTAGTGATGAATATTACGACCGGATTAACAGGACCATGCGTAGGCGATTCCCGGATTATTTTCAGGAAACCGCTGAGCAAACGTCGGAAGCTGCTCCAAGAGAGGAGAAGCCCCGCGCACAAAAAGCAGCCAATGTGGTTGCTCCAGCTACGCGGAGTACCGCACCCCGTCAGGTCCGCCTGACGCCGTCGCAAGTTGCAATAGCCAAGAAATTGGGACTAAGCAATGAGCAGTACGCACGAGAAATGATGAAACTGGAGACTAACTAAAATGGCTGAGAACAGAATCGCTCGCGAACTCGGAAACCGCGAATCGGCGCAACGTAAAATGGCGTGGACTCCGCCTAGTGTGCTTCCCCCGCTCCCGGAGGAAGAAGGTTGGACGTTCCGCTATATTCGGACCAGTATCATGGGGACAGCAGACCCATCGAACGTATCCGCAAAACTTCGGGAAGGTTGGGAACCTGTAAAGGCAGAAGACTACCCGGAACTTAAAGTGCAAGCTGATCCTAACTCCCGATTTAAAGGGAATATTGAGATTGGCGGGCTGTTGGTATGCAAGGCACCGAAAGAGCTTATGGACCAGCGTGACGCTTATTACGCACAGCAGGCCAGATCTCAAATCGAGTCTGTAGACAACAGCTTTATGAGGCTGAACGATGAACGTATGCCGCTCTTTAACGAGAGAAAGACGACGGTCTCGTTTGGCAAGGGCAAATAACTTTTTTGGAGTAACAAATGGCTTATCCTTCCGTTAGCAAGCCTTATGGCTTGAAGCCGATCAACTTGATCGGTGGGCAGGTGTTCGCCGGAGCAACTCGCCAGCGTCGTATCGCTTCCAGTGCTGACAGCATTGGTTATGGAGACCCGCTTGAGTTTGCCAACGACGGCACCGTTAAAGTAACCACGGCCACGACTCTCGCCCCTGTCACCGGTTTTGCTGGTGTGTTCTTGGGCTGCACGTTCGTGTCCTCTGTGACTGGTCAGCCGACCTACTCGCAGTCGTGGATTTCGGGCACTTCGGTCAAGGCCAACACGTACATCGTTGCGTATGTGGCTGATGATCCGGACACCCTGTTCAAGGCTGTTGGTGTGACGGCGTCGGTCGTGGTTTCGACCACGGGCGGCTTTACGTACTCGAATGTCGGCAATAACGTTGCTCTCGTTGCGAATACGTTGGACACGACTACGGGCGACTCATTGCAGGGTCTCCTCGTTTCGTCGGCCAGCACCACCTTGTCGTTGCCGATCCGCATCGTTGATGTGGTTGAGGACACGGCGTTCGTTTCGAGCGGTACCGTTTATTACCCCGAAGTCATCGTCAAGTTCAACGCTCCGTACGTGAACTCCGGTGTCATCGAGGGCGGTCACGCTTACAACAACCCGACCGGTATTTAATAGGGGAGTTCTAAGACATGGCTATTTCACGTGCACAATTACTCAAAGAACTCCTGCCGGGCTTGAATGCCCTGTTCGGTCTTGAGTACAAGCAATATGGTGAGGAGCACAAGGAGATCTACGAAACTGAGACCTCTGAGCGTTCCTTTGAAGAAGAGACGAAGCTGAGCGGATTCTCCGCTGCCCCGGTCAAGGCCGAAGGCTCAGCCATTGCGTACGACAACGCGCAGGAAGCTTGGACGGCTCGTTACAACCACGAGACGATTGCTCTCGGCTTCTCCATCACGGAAGAAGCGGTTGAAGACAACCTGTACGACTCGCTCAGCAAGCGTTATACGAAGGCTCTTGCTCGCGCTATGGCGTACACGAAGCAGGTCAAGGCGGCGTCGGTCCTTAACAATGGCTTCTCCTCGTCCTACACGGGCGGTGACGGTCAGCCGTTGTTCTCGGCCTCGCATCCGCTTGTTTCGGGTGGCACCAACAGCAACCGTCTGACTGCGTCGGACCTCAACGAAACTTCGCTTGAGGCTGCCGTTATTCAGATCGCTGGTTGGACCGACGAGCGTGGTCTCTTGATCGCGGCGAAGCCCAACAAGCTCATCGTGCCCCCGGCTTTGATGTTCACTGCCAAGCGCCTCCTCGACACGGAACTCCGTGTTGCGACCGCTGACAACGACATCAACGCTCTCAAGGCGATGGGTTCGATTCCGGGCGGTTACACCGTGAAC